CGATAAATCTTTAATGTTACTTCATGACTTGTATCCTACGCAATATTGGAAAGATTCCTCACTCGCACCTGCTCATTATTATGATTCCGCTAATCCCGAAAATGAGATTACTGAATATGAAACATTTGATTTTTCATCACCTAACTATATAACATATCGTGATGATATGATTGAAGATAACAATTCCAAAAAGGAAATAGTAGTTGTCTCACCTTCATATATTGACCAATTCGCAAGAGAATATAAAAAATTGCTAAATGAGTGAACTAAATAGATCATACGCGGGTGAGGAAGGAAAGTCATCCAAACAATCTTCCTATAAGATTTTAAAATGCATCATGGTGAATTCCGATGGTGAAGAAAAGGATATACGTAACATGGTTGGTTATACACGAATTCATGAAAGTATATTTTCAGCTGCACTAATATGTGAAATTGGTATTCGTGATGAGTCTAACTTCCTTGAAGAATTTAACATCACGGGTAATGAACTTATCGAACTTGAAATTGAGATAAACAACTTCGGCCAGAAACGTGAGTTAAATTATACGTTCTATGTACGAGAGTATAATGATTATGCTCGAAGCGCGGAAAACAATCAGATACAAGCATATACACTTATTGCTGTATCAGAACATGCTTATATCGCACCTCTTATTAACTATTCAGGTACTGCATTTGGTACAACGACGAGTGTGCTTGAAAACATATTTAAGAATGAACTTGATACTACAGGTGAAGATCATAAGGCATTGCTCATAACTCAAGGAAATTGCGCAACCGAATACACTGGTACACATAACCTCGCAAATCCTCTGAAAGAGTCTCTTAAGATATTAAATCACGCGGCTGATGTTAATAACACTCCTTATGTTCTTTATCAGGATCTTTCGACAAATATAAATTTAGTACCTTTAAGTTACGTTACTGATCGAGAAGAAAATCCAATTTATAAAACATTTGTAAATAAACAAATCTTATCGTCGGATGATGGTGATAACGAATATCTTGAAAGATCAACTCAAATGTTGAATATCACGTCAAATATTGGGATGGCACCTTCGATAAGAACTGCGGATGGAGGCGTTGCAACAAACAATACATTTATCGATATATCAAATAAACAAATACGAAGAAATGCTTTCTTTGCTGACATTGCTATTAATAAAGATTTTACAACTGCGAAGGCTTTACCTTCAACCACATACGGTATACCAACACTACAACGTATACAGACAGAACTCCACGCAAAAGCAAAAAAGAATGCTTCTACCGCTGCTTTAAATTTAATTCATCCTCTCGTTGGTCTTGCGAATACTCTATTGTCAAAAGAAAATCCTTCGTCTGATCAATATAAATTTGGTCAAACTCGAACACCGACTGCAAAAGACGAGTATAGATATATTAACAGCAATAATGTAGAAGCAACCACACCTTCACAAACACGAGAACAATATTCAAACACATCACGAGCATATCTATCAAACTATGATTCATGCTCTCATAAATTTACTGTTATGGGTGATACATTCTTGAATCCTGCACGAACAATACAACTTAAATTCCCAAAAGCAACTGATCCTTCTGTATATAAGAAATATACTGGTAAGTCAGAAACAAATCTATACGATCATCTACTTTCCGGACCATATCTTATCTTTGAAACAACTCATACCTTTCAAGAAGGAAAATATGAAACACAAATGACTGTTAAGACCGATGCACTCGTTCCTACCGGTCTCGAAACGGAATAATCATTATGATAAAGAATCCAAACTTCTTCCTCGGTGTAATTGAGGATATACAAGATCCCAGAGAATCAAATCGTGTTCGCTGTCGTGTACTAGGACACCATACTGAAGATCTTACAAAACTACCCACGGAATCACTTCCCTGGATGAATGTAACCTTTCCTGTTACATCTGCTTCTATGTCGAGTATAGGATCAGGTTCTCATGGTTTACTTCTTGGATCATGGGTATTTGGTATATTTATTGATCCCGAAAATCAACAAGGCCTTATACTTGGATCCCTTGCATCTGAATCAACATATCAAGAGGTATATGATCCAAACATTGGCTTTCGTGACCCTTCTGAAATATATCCACTATCAACTCGATCTGATGCACCAGCTCTTACACAAACCGAAGCTGAACAATCTTCAAGTTACCAATATAAAATAAACAATCGATACGAAGATATACCTGTTGCCACTCAACCTCATCTATCTACAATTACTGAAGACTCCGCACCTGAAAGTAAAAAATACTCAACTCCAGATGCTCAAGAGTACGCACAACCAGTCTATCCTTATAATAAAGTAATACAAACAGAGGCAGGACATACACAAGAATACGATGATACACCCGGAAAGGAAAGAATATCCCAAACCCATAGGTCTGGAACCTCACAAGAGATCATAGCTGACGGAACAAGTATACATACCATCGTTGGTAATGGGTATAAGATAGTAGCAGGAGAAAACAATGTCTATATAGTCGGAAATTGCAATATCACTGTAGATGGAGACATGAAAACACTCGTAGGTGGTAACTATGATCTAGAAGTAGAAGGTGATATGAATACGCTCATACACGGAAACAGGAAGACGAAGATTAGCGCCGACTGCGAATCAGAAATTATCGGAAAGCGAAATATACATATTAGTAAGGGCGATACTTTAAAAGTCGGAGAGTCTCAGAATATTAGTATCACCGACGACGCGAAATTCGAAACACTTACTGGAGGTCAGGTAATTAACATAAAAACGAATAGGAACGCGAATATCGGGTTAAAAGATATTCATAATGTGGGAGAAGATTTCGATTTAAGTGTTACTGGTAATCGTAATGATTCTACATTCGGCGATTTAGGACACTCTATATACTCGAGTAGTAATTTAAAAATAACATGCCCGCAAAAAACGAATTTATCATCCCCAGTGCTTGAAGTATCGGGAGATATAATCGCAGGTAATGCAGGTGTATCACTTATAACACATTCTCACTTACAGCAAGCAGGTAATGATGCTGGTGCTGGTGCAGATACATTAGCGCCAACCGCTGGAACAGGAGTAGGATCATGAATCACTTAATACAAACACCAACACAGTTTGGATCAGCAGAAGTAATTGCAAGAGGTACGAATGAGTATACGCTCTTTTATACGAATTTAACAAACCTCGCGCATCTTGAATCATGGACTCGATGGGAATCATTTCCATCAGTTGTTCGCGTTGGTAACTTTGTTTATTGTCTTGCTCGATTAAGACACAGTAGTGTATACACTTATTGGGCACTGATTGATATTGTTCCTGACCCAGCAGATCCTTATCGCCTTGGAAGTAATGTTGCGTATCCTCAGATTACGAATGAGATGAGCACTTCACTCGATCAGATACAGTTGAATCCGGATGATGATGAGAATATAACGAATGATCATGGTGCGCCAGGTCTTGAGTTGACAACGCTTAAACCATATTATACTCTACCTGTTACATCTTCGGGGTATTATAGTACATCGTCTATTGGAGGAATATTCTGGTCATCACACTATGATTTCACAAAAATATATCCTTCCTTTCAGCCAAATTGGTCGAGTGCGCGAATTATAAAATCAGTTAACACTCATGGAATTCGAATTGCAGGATGGGGTGAGCGAGTTGTGTGCGATGGAGTTCTTGATAAGATTAGTTTATTCGCGCCATTTGGAACAAAGAAACAATTTGAAACTCTTTATGGTAAGCAATCAGACTGGTGCGAGCCGGATGGTACTCAGTGGATGTTCGAAGCACCGGCGGGTCATGCTAATCAATCAGTACGATGGGCAGATGATGATGCGTTCCAAGCTGAAAACGCTGATGGTAGAACTTATTACTATCCATTCCAATTCGATGAGCCTTTAAGTAATCAATACTTTATTAATGTAAAAGGTGATGTAAATCAGGATGGTGTTGATGATACGCCTGTTAAGGATGTAGTTAAAACAATTGCAGGTATCGCGATCGCTGATGAAATAACACAAAGGCTCGATGTTACGAAATGCGAATATGATTTCGATCTTAATCTAGGTAATCTACCAGTGCCGGAGTTTGTCAAGAGTATAGGTGCGAAGGCGAATGAAATGAAAGACACTATCGGATCTGCTATTAGTAAAGGCTCAGCAGGCATTCTGGAAATCGTGGAAAAGGCTGAGGGGGTAAAGGGCGCCTTAGAAGATGAGTTAAGTACAGTCGGTGAGAAGTTGACTGAGAACTTTTCTGAGGCACTATCGAAGATTAATCCTCTTGATACAGAGGCGATTGATTCATTGAAGGAGAAGTGGTCGGGTGTTGTTGATAATATCGAAGATATTCTTGAGAATTTAGATAAAGTTGACATATGTTCTCTTGTTGATGTTGTTGCAAAGGTTGATAAGAATGGTGTACTTATTAAGAAGCCAGAGATGGAAGATACTCCGATTGATCCGATTGAACCTTCGAAGAAAACACATATTGTTCCTATTACAAATGGTAATATACCTCAAACAAATATACAGAAGAAAGAGGGTATTGCACCGAATACGATAAAGTCGATTGAAGAGCAATACGAGTATGCGTGGAAGAAGTTGTATGATGTGGCTATCATTGGTGATTATACATCGAGTGTAGGTGAGAAGAAAACAGCGATTCGTAAGCTCGGTCAGCAATTAAGGGATGATGAGGAGTATCAAGCAATACAGGGTGTGGTTGTCATGGGTCTTCCTGCACCGAGTAATTCTCGTCTTGAGGAGATGGAGAAGAAATGGGCGCAGGATCACTACCTTCTCACGTATATTTCTCTTGTGTTATCACGTGCGCGTCAGCAAATATATCAAAGGTTCAAAGATCAGAAGAGACCTGATATTACATCCGACACTGATCCGCGAGATCTTGTGAAGACATCACTCTGGCAAGATGCAAATCAGCTATTGGGAACAAAGATGCATGCACCGGGTGTAATATGGTCGGTGTATACTCAAGAGGATTTGGATAAAAGGAATGAAATAAGAGATGAAATATTAAAGGCTATTCGTGAGTATATCCTGACTGAAGAGCTTATTCTATCACTGAATAGACTTTCTGTCGCAGGACCAAGCGAACATGTAAAGAATATAGAAACACCTGCATTAGATGAAGAAATCGGGGATGCAACCTTTGAAAGTGAAGGAGAAAAGAAATCGAATGAAATTGGAGGTGCTGTGAAGGATGGAAGTTCAGGTACTGTGACTTATGCTTATGAGAAGGGCACTATCCGTAATCAACCTATTCAGCCACGGCTCTTCGCTATTCTTGAGAATACCGCGATACAGCACGATTTAACAATACAGATATATTCAGGAGGACAACCAGCGAAAGGTAGACGAACGGGTTCTTTACGACACAATAATGGATACGCGGCCGATGTACGCATTTATAATAAAGATGGTCGTCGTCTTACAGCAACAAGATCGAAGGATATACCTGAACTCGAGAAGATTGTAAAAACCCTCAGGGAAAACGGAGTAGAATCGATTGGTGCACATCCGCTTTATATGAATGGTAATTTACATATTGATATTGCATCATCCGGTCCTTCGAGTTCGCCAAGCACTGTTTGGGGAAATACACATGGCTATGGTTCTTCTCCCAACTGGTTAAGAAAAGCATTTAAAATTTAAACATGAAAGATATACTTAATATAGACACAAACGGGAAAGTAAGAGAGAAGTATCTTCGATATGTTCTTGTCGAAGAGATGCGTAAAAGCACACTGAACGGGTATGTACCATCAAATGGTGCACAGCTTGGTGTGATTGAAGGCAAGCCAGAAGAGTACGCAGATTACTTAATTCGACAAGTTCAGAGTTCTGCAAAGATGAATGCTCTCTTTGATAAGACAGTTCGGTCCTATTCTTCAGCAGGAAAATTGATCGAGACTCGTCGGCTTGGCCTGTTTAGTATAGATCCAAAGACAGTGAATGTTGTAAAGAATACAGATCTTTTCAAGCCTCGCACAAATATAACTCACGCGATTCGATTGTATGAGAAATATATTCATCGAACAAGTAAGCTTCCTGTGATAAGTGGTGTGATTTCGATATAAATAGAATAGAGTATGCCTTTGCAATCAGATTACAACGTCGACGAAAAAGCTCCTATCGATTATTCGGGAGGAAAGAATTCGTTGTATGCTGATATCCCAATGTTGTTTGTTAAACACCCTAATACAAAAGACATTCGTCCAATCACAGATATTCGTGCAATTCGACAGGCCGTTAAAAATCTCGTACTTACAAAAACACACGAACGCCCATTTCAACCAGAGCTTGGGTGTAGAGTAACTGCATACCTTTTCGAAAACGTTGATCAGTTTACTGCGATCGCGATTCGAGATGAGATTGTACGTGTATTACAATTGCATGAACCGAGAATTAAAAATGTTCAGGTAACTGTTGATCTTGATACAGATAATAACAGGTTGCTTGTGACAATACTATTTCAAATTAAATTAACTAACGAAAACGCAGAGGTAGAATTCTATCTCGATAGAATCAGATAAGATCATGCCAATTAAACAAATAAATGTAACAGACTTAGATTTCGCTGATATTAAGGAAGCGATTAAGGATTACTATCAAAGAGAAGAAGGACCATTTAAGGATTTTGACTTTGATGGTTCGGGTATGAACATGATTCTTGACATGTTAGCGTATAACACGCATTACAATGCTGTTCTTGCACACCTCACAGCGAATGAATCTTTTCTTTCCTCAGCGCAACTAAGAAAGAACGTCGTTGCTCGAGCGAAGACACTTGGTTATAATCCGCATGGCACTTCTTCAGCGGAAACAGAAATTACTCTTTCAAATCTTGATTCTTCTATTTTATCGATTCCTGAAGGTACGATATTCAATACAACCGATTCAGTTAACAATTCAACGTATAGCTTTGTTACGTTTGAAGAAATTGGAGAGCCGGACAAACCATTCGTTATACATGAAGGTTCGATCAGAACAAGCTCGTATATTTTTGATAATAGCATTTCCAATTTAAGATTTGAAATTCCTCACGAAAATATTGATACAACAAAGATTGTGGTGTCAGTGAGACAATCTGCGGCAAGTACTCAGCAGGATATTTACACAAAATTCT